GGTTTAGCTCGGAATGTTGGCACTCAGGCGGTAGGTGACATTATGGCACGACGTTCAGGTTCAACTAGTTCGAGTGGTAGTGCCGTACCGCGTAGCACAGGTCTGGGGCCATCATCCAGTTCTAGTGTAGGGAGCGCAGTTCCGCGTTCTTCTGGTTCATACACCGGAGGGGCACGATATCAGCAGGGTATGGATTTGAACAATCCGAATCTTGCTAATTCTATCAGTGCGGGTCGTAGTGCTGGTGTGAAGGACCAAGGATTCCGACGTGGTTACGATGTAACGACCACGTATGGCGAGCCGAATGAAGAAACTGGACTATACGAGACTAAGACTACACGGATGCCGAAGATCAATTCAGATTTCGGTAGGCCACAGCGTGATATGGGTTCACTAATCGGTGGTTCCTACAATCGTAAGAATCGGAAGGCATCGTGAAGGAACTATCCGAAGAACTTAAGAACAAATTAAAACAAATCGTCGATCACTTCGACGATGAGGATAGAGCTGTACGTGATCGTCAGATCAAGTCATGGCGTCGTCTGAAATTGTTGTGGGAGAACGTTCAGCATACCTACTTCAGTGAGATTGCACATGATTGGCGTACACCGGATGGTGAAAGAGCTTCGGAAGATTCTGACCAAGGGTTCTACGATAAGCCAGTCAACATTTTTAGAGCTTATCTTGAGTCTATTATTGCCGCTCTATCTGTTACTGTGCCTCCTATCGTTTGTTATCCTGATGATGCTGATAATCCACTAGATATTACAACTGCGAAGGCTGGCGATAAGGTTGCAGCACAAATCTTCCGACATAACGACGCTCCTCTCCTGTGGCTACACGCATTATTCGTCTTCGTCACGGAGGGTCTGACCGCGTGCTACACTTATGTCAAGGAAGATGAGAAGTTCGGAACATACGAGAAGAAGCAGCACGAAACTACCTACGAAGAACACGAGATTAGTACCTGCCCTCTGTGTCAGGCAGAGATGGCGGACGATATTATTGGGGAGAATCAGAGAGATAAAGTAGATCCTACCGATGAAGACGTTCCAGCTAATGTATTGCTGGACCAAGGCATGGAAATGTGCGAGAACTGCGCACAAATGGTGATGCCGGACAAGAAGAATCAGACCATTACTATCACTCGATTAGTGGGTGTGACGAACCATCCCAAATCGCGCGTGATGATGGAGGTCTATGGCGGATTATTTGTTAAAGTTCCCGTGTGGGCGCGTAATCAGTCTGAGTGCTCATATCTCATCTACTCGTATGAGACTCACTTCGCGAACGTACTTGAGCAATATCCTGAATTACGAGATAAAATCGTCAGGCAGGGACACTCGAACTTCGACCTCTACGAACAGTGGGGACGCACCTCACCCCAATACCGTAGCGAACATCCAGTCAATAACGTCACGGTAAGAAACTGCTGGTTACGCCCAACTGCGTATAATGTATTACCGGAAGACGAAGCAGAAGAACTTAGAGAGAACTATCCTAACGGCGTTAAAGTAGTGGTGGTAAATGACGAAGTTGCTTATGCCTGTAATGAGGCTCTTGACGACCATTGGACTCTTACTCAAAATCCCCTATCAGATCACATTCACCATGATCCGATTGGCCTACTTCTCACGTCGGTACAAGACATCACTAACGATCTCATTTCGCTCGTACTTCAGACAGTGGAACACGGAATACCACAGACGTTTGCGGACCCCAAAGTATTAAACTTCAATGCTTACAGGAATTCCGAGGTTATTCCGGGTGGTATCTATCCGGCTACGCCTAAATCTGGTCGAGCACTATCGGAAGGATTCTATGAGGTCAAGACTGCTACACTGTCTCAGGAAGTTCTACCATTTGCCCAGAAGATACAGGAAATCGGGCAAATGGTGTCAGGTGCTCTGCCTTCACTATTCGGCGGACAGATGTCTGGAAGCCGGACTGCTAGCGAATACTCAATGTCTCGTTCACAGGCTTTACAGAGACTTCAGACGACTTGGAAGATGCTTCTACACTGGTGGAAGAACGTATTCGGGAAGGCCATCCCCCTCTACATCAAGGAAATGAAAGACGATGATAGGCAGGTCCAGAAGGATGAATTTGGTAACTTTATCAACACGTTCATTCGGATGGCGGAAACTCAGGGTAAGATTGGTTCCATCGAATTAGAGGCTAACGAGAACCTTCCGATTACGTGGAATCAGCAAAAAGATACGATTATGGAACTGTTCCAGTTGAATAATGAGGCGGTCAATGCGACCCTCGCTTCACCTGAGAATATGCCCTATATCAAGCGCGCAATGGGTCTAACGGACTACATCATTCAGGGTGAAGATGACCGTCAGAAGCAGTATGAGGAAATCAAACTGCTGGTCAATTCTGAACCCATACAGATGCCACCAGACCCAATGATGATGCAGCAGGCGATGCAAATGGGTATGCAGCCGCCTCCTCCACAGGAACTTCCGTCTATTGAAGCAGACTTGGACGTTGACGACCACTTACTAGAAGCTGATATCTGCCGTCGATGGTTGGTATCTGACGCTGGTAGAATCTGTAAACTGGAGAACCCCTCAGGATACAAGAACGTATTACTGCATATGAAGATGCACAAAGACATGGATATGCAGAAGCAGATGCAACAACAGATGATGATGGCTCCACCCCCAAATCAGGCTGCTGGTGGATCAGCCCCTCTACCACCAGAAGGAAATGCTGGTGTTCCATTAGGAATGGACCAAAATGCACCCACGATTCAATAGTCTCTTTCATGTGTACTACTCTCCGGATGATGCTCCTGGTACATCTAGCCAAGGCGATGGTTCAGGTGAGAGTGAAGAAACATTTGAACTACTCAATGTAGAAGATGAACCGGAAGTTCTCGACCTCAAAGGTGTCAAAGAGAAATCTGAAGACGATGATGAGGGCGAGCCGGAAGGTGAAGAAGATGAACTAAAGGAAATTGAAGAAGAACTCGAAGGTCCGAAGGAAGAAGACCTAGAGTTAACTACACCTGTTCGTAGGAAGGAAATCCTTGCAAAGTATCCGAAGCTGTTCAAGGACTTCCCATACTTAGAGAAGGCATACTACCGGGAACAGCAGTTTACTGAAGTATTCCCAACGATTCCTGATGCGCAGTCCGCCGCTGAAAAAGCGCGCATCATGGACCAAGTAGAACAAGAGGTTATGTCAGGTGACATCACCACGGTTCTACAGGCTGCGCGCTCAGAGAATCAGGAAGCGTTCCACAAAGTTGTGGATAACTATCTGCCAGCTTTACGACAGGTAGACCAGCAGGCTTACTACCACGTTCTCGGTAATGTCATCAAAGACACTATCATTACGATGGTCAAGGAAGGTCGCAATTTAGGCGAGCAGGGAGCACCATTACAGGCAGCGGCGAACATTCTGAATCAGTTTATTTTTGGTTCACAACAGTTTACGCCCCCTCAACGTCTCTCTACTCGTAGGCCGGAAGACGACAACAGGGAGTATCAGTATCAGCAGCAACAGTATCAGCAGACTTATGCAAAGTTCGAGGAAACACGCGAGACATTGCAAACCAAGGCTGATAATGTGCTGAAGTCCACGATTGACCAGCATATTGACCCTAGTAAGACGATGTCTGATTATCTGCGCGGTAAGGCTACGGCAGATGCACATGAGACACTTGAAGGGTTGATTGCTAAGGACACGAGATTCCGCGGCTTGTTGGATAGGCTGTGGGAAAAAGCGGTTCAGACGAATTTCGACAAGGATTCGACTGAGGCTATTAAGCGCGCGTATCTCTCAAAGGCGAAAACACTGTTGCCATCAGTGATTAAAAAGGCCCGTAATGAAGCCTTGAGAGGTAGTGCGCGTAATTCAGATTCGTTTGGTGAAGACAAACTGGCCCGTAAAGGCCCTATCACTCCGGGACGTTCCACTCCCCCTTCTAGTGGAAAATACAAGTCAGCGGCAGATATCCCGAAAGGGATGTCTACAATGGATATTCTGATGAAAGACTAGTAGGGGGATTCCTATGGCAGTTGTTGAAAGTCAGGTAGCAGCACTCGAACTGGAGAAAGTCATTACCAAGGTTCGTGTGTTGTTTGAGCGGGACGACAAGTTCTACGCGAACATCAAGAAGCGTGACGTGGAGAAGATTTCTCACCGTCAGATGCGTGTTCCGTTGGAACTTCGTCCCGGTGGTTCGTTCCAGTATTTCAATCCGGATGGTGGAGATCTGGGACGTGGTGGCGGTCCTACGTTCGATAAGGCCGTACTCAACTGCGTGTTCGCTTCGGAGAACATCGAATACACGAAGCTGACGCAGTGGGCTACGGACGATGCGCGTAAGGCTGTCATCAATTCCGTCCGTCGTCTTACCGCTACTGCATTGGATGAGATGAGGCGTCAGCTTGATTCTCAGATGATGCAGACGGGTGATGGCGTCATCGGTGTGGTTACTAGTGATACACCGGCTGGCGGTTCAAACGTCCTTACGCTCACCACGGACGGATTCGGTGTTCGTCTGATGCGTTTCGGACAGACGGTGCAGGTGTTCGATTCTACACTTGCAACGAATAAGGGCAGCGCGAAGATTACGATGTATGACGTGGAGAACAAGGTCGTTGCCTTAACTCCTCAGATTGCAGGCGTAATCGGTGGTGATAAGATCGTGACAGATGGTATCGCGGCTCCTGCCTCGCTGCCTGCTCTGTTCGGTGTTCCTTATCATCACAGCAATGCTCAGGCGGGTACGTGGCTTGGCTTCTCACGCAGCACTACGCCTGAGATTCGTGCCAACCGCGTGAACGCTAACGGTGCTGGACTTACGCTTCCCCTGCCCCGTCTTGCTATCAACAAGATTGGAAACAGGGTTGGGATTGACCACAACTTCAATCCTGTTGCGTGGCTCCACCCGTGCCAGAAGCAGGCATACGAGGAAATCGGACAGCTCGTTTCCATCATCCAGAAGACGGCGAAGGAAGAATCGCTGAACATGTACTTCGGGGATGGTATGCAGTTGGCCGGTGCTTCTACGAAGCCCAGCTACTCGTGGGATAAGACGCGCATCGACTTCATTCTGGACGAAGTGTGGGGACGTGGGGAAATCCTTCCCATCGGCTTCTACACTACGGACGGAAGGAAGATTTTCGAGATTCGTGGTGCGTCAGGTGGCGTGGCCGCAGCGGAAATCTTCTACATGGTGGT